GATTTGTGCAGTAGGGCTGTTGTACAACACCATCATCGCTAATGTTCTTGGTATCTGGATGGATGTACCAGAGGTAGATACAACACTTCTTGTGCCCGTTATGATGGGGATGTTGGGTCTCGGCGCTATGAGAAGCTACGAGAAGGTCAATCAGGTAGCGCGGGAGAAGTAATGACTCAGCTAATAGACATGCTGAAGCTACACGAAGGTGTACGATCTAAGGTATATGTGTGTAGTGCAGGCTACGAAACGATAGGTGTGGGTAGGAACATCTCAGAGTCTGGCCTTGGGCTGTCTGATGACGAGATTAATTATTTACTGGCAAATGACATAGAGAGAGTAAAGGGAGAGCTATCTGAGACATATTTCTGGTTCGTCGCTATGAATGAGGCCAGACAGGATGCCATGATCGACATCTGCTTTAACCTTGGTCTGACCAGATTGAGAGGTTTTGTAAAGGCTCTTGAGGCTATGTCGCGTGAACAGTTTGATATAGCTGCTGATGAGTTTATGGATAGCAAGTGGGCGCAACAAGTGGGAAATCGTGCAGTTAGGGTTACTGAAATGATTAGAACCGGAGAGTATAAGTAATGGGTTTATTCGACCAAAATATACAGACCGGCCCTAATGCTCAACAACTAGGCTTTGCACCTCCCACAGCCCCAGCAAACTCTTTTACTCCGCCCGGACTGCCCGTTGGCTACGGTCAAATGCAAGGTCAACCTCTTCTTTCAAGAAACCCTAACTACGGGGTTCCTACAGGCATAGCGGCTCTACTTGGCGGTCAAAATCCTATGGGCGCTCCACAGACCGGGGCTTTGCTAACGCCTCAGCAGGCAGCCCCAAACCCTATGGAGGGTATTAATCCTCTCACAGGCCAGCCTTTTCAGACGTTTGATGCTGGCGCAACGACTGATGCCATAACGCAGGGCAGGCAGGCTGAAGAGCAGCGTCAGCGAGACATGCTTATAGCAGCCCAAGAACGCGCTGCGGCAGAGCAAACAGCTACAGAAACAGCCGCTCAAGCAGAAAGAGATAGGATTGCAGCAGAACAAGCTGCTGCGGCACAGGCAGAACAAGACCGCATAGCAACTGAACGTGCTGCTGCTGAAGCCGCTGCTCAAGCAGAAAGAGACCGTATAGCGGCAGAGGCGGCGGCTGAAGCAGAGGCAAAAGCGGAAGCAGACCGTCTTGCTGCCGAGGAGGCTGCTAGACAAGAGGCTGCTCGTGAGCGCGCTTCTGGCAATGTTCGCCGCTCAACAGGTATGGGTGGAGAAAAAGGCGGTGGTATAGGTCAAATAATGATGGGTCAGCCAACCCCAAATCCGACAGGAGACTACATCCCTTTTGTGCCCCCCCAGATGCCTGAGTCTATGCCAGCGCCCACACCCACACCAAGACCAGTAATGGATCAGTCTTTAGGTGACAGGTTGCGGGGTATGGGCGGCATGTTTTCTAATGCTATAGCTCCCGGTGATCCGGGTTATGAGGCTGCATTGGCAGAAGCTGGGCCGGGATCTGGTGGTTTATTTAGCGGAGCTATTCCCGGTCTTACGCCAGAGCAAATAGAAAACATCAAGCAAGCTCAAGAGCAAAGACGGGCTTCTGGTCAAAGCGGATTCTTGGGTAAACTTGGCGGAACTAAAACAAACCCAATAGCTGATATAGGCAGCATGGGTGGGGTTGGCGGAATGATGGGCGGCATTGGCGGCATGACTGATCCTGCGGTCATGGAGCAAGTCAGGCAGCGAGTTGCTGCTGTACAGCCTCCTCCACCAGTTTCTACACCTAAGCCTGCAAAGAGTGTAGGTAGGAGCAAAGGGAGACGAAAGCCCGTGCCTCCAAAGCCAAACACCGAGACTGTAAAGAAAAAACCCAAATCATCAAGATATGGGGGGCGAAGCAAAGCACCCACCACTAAGTCTCGCGGCAGACGTAGGCGTACCCGCTAGACATGGCTCTTAGTAAGATAAAGTTTGCTCCCGGCGTTAACAAAGAAGGCACAGAGTATTCTGCTGATGCTGGATGGTTTGATGCTGACAAGATTCGATTTAGGCAGGGTAGGCCTGAAAAGATTGGTGGATGGGAAAAGTTTTCTGAGACTTCGTTCTTAGGAGTTTGCCGGTCAATACATGACTGGTCTTCTTTGGAGTCTATACGTTACATAGGCCTTGGTACGCACCTTAAGTTCTATGTAGTGTCTGGCGATCTGTTCAACGATGTTACGCCAATTAGGCTGACCACTAGCGCGGGTGACGCGACCTTTGCAGCCACCGATGGCTCCTCAACCATCACCATCACAGAGACTGCACACGGGGCGGTAGTCAATGATTTCGTTACTTTCTCTGATGCAGCAACACTTGGCGGCAATATTACTGCGACTGTTCTCAATCAGGAATATCAGATCGCGTCTGTGCCCACGACAAACACCTTCACCATCGTGGCAAAAGATACTAGCGGCGCGACTGTAACCGCTAACGCAAGCGACACTGGCAATGGCGGCAGTTCAACGGTAGCGGCTTATCAAATCAATACCGGCACCAACGCCTTTGCTACAGGCACTGGCTGGGGTACGTCAGGGTGGGGTGTAACTGCTTTTGGTAGCGTAAGTAGCATTTCTTCAGCAGGTCAGCTAAGACTTTTCAGCCAAGACAACTTTGGAGAAGACTTAGTATTCAACCCTCGTGGTGGCGGCATTTACTACTGGGATGAGTCTTCAGGCACCGGCGCAAGAGGGGTAAACATATCCAGTTTAGCCGGTGCTTCTAACGTGCCAACCATTGCCCTGCAAGTCATGGTTAGTGACATAGATCAACACGTTATTGCTTTCGGGTCTAATCCTATTGGCTCTAGCCAGATTGACCCGCTTTTTATTCGGTTCTCTGATCAGGAGAACGCAGCAGACTGGACTCCTACAGCAACTAACACCGCTGGTGGTGTAAGAATTAACTCAGGGTCTCAAATTATTGGTGCGGTTCAGGGCAGACAAGAGATACTGGTGTTTACGGATGTCAGCCTGCACTCCATGCGGTTTGTTGGCGCACCGTTCACGTTCCAGTTTCAGACCGTAAGCACTGACATATCTATGATTAGCCCCAACGCAGCCGTCAACGCTAGGGGTTCCGTCTACTTTATGGATAAAGGCGGCTTTTATGTCTACAACGGTTCTGTGCAGCCTCTTCCGTGCTCTGTAAAAGACTATGTGTTTTCCAACCTTAATGAGGATCAATTGTTCAAGGTCTTTGCAGCAGAAAACAACGCATTTTCTGAGGTTATCTGGTATTACCCAATAGGTTCTGGTGACACGGAGATAACCAACTATGTCAGCTATAACTACGCAGAAAACTTGTGGAGTGTTGGCACGTTAGCTCGTGGAGCATGGCGTGGCGCTGGCACAAGGAATAAGCCTTTAGCTACGTCAGTCATTACAGATACAGATAACAACTACCTGTACTCTCATGAAGTCGGCTTTGATGATGATGGAAGCCCAATGACCGCTTATGTAGAAAGCGGCGACCTAGAGATAGAAGAGGGTCAGCGGTTCATGATGATTAGTCGGGTCATACCTGACTTTGCTTTCAGCGGAACAACCTCTGATGCGTCAATAGATATGACGATCAAGGGCAAAGACTTCCCGCTGGGCAGCACCAGCACCCTTGCAACAGCAACGGTCACATCATCTACAGATCAAAATCATGTCAGGGCTAGAGCTAGGCATCCTATTGTCAGGCTAGAAAGCTCAGGCTCTGGTTACGGCTGGCGGCTTGGTGATCTGCGTTTTGATATACGCTCAGACGGGAGGCGCTAATGGCTGGTACAAGAACAACCCCTCTACCCATACCAACGCCTGAGTATGATCAGCAAGAGCAGGGGCTAACAAGACGCACCCTAGAGCTTGCGATGGATCAGATTGAGAACGATGTGGTTCTTGCTAAGACCCAAGGCGACAAAGAAGGCTCTCTTGCCATGCGCCGCTTTCAGTTTTTGCTGATGGGTGCCTCATGACAGATGCGATCAAAGTTCTGGGTCAGGCTGATGTTTCGGCAACGACAACGACTACGCTGTATACAGTCCCAGACCTGACGCAAACGACTGTTAGCTCACTAGTCATATGCAACCGAGGCGGCTCTGCCATCACGTTCAGGGTTAGCGTCCATGTAGCTGGCGCTTCAGCAGATGACAAACAATTTATATTTTTTGACGAAGACCTTGCTGCCACCACCACTAGAACTGTGGTCATTGGCATGTGTCTTGGTCAAGCGGATGTGGTCAAGGTTTACGCCAGTGCCGCTAATGTAAGCTTTAACCTATTCGGTGTGGAGACAAGTTAATGGAATATGTAAGAGGACAGATGCAACAAGCGCCATTACAGCCACAAGCAGAGCAAATGGCGCAGTACGGGCGATACGGCGACAGCATGCTCGTACACATGAACCCAGCAGAGGTTCAGGGTATAGCGTCTTTGACCCCCGGAGGGTTGACCAAAAACCCTGTTACAGGTCAGCCAGAGGCGTTTGCATTCCTTATACCTATGTTGGCAAGTGCATTAGCCCCTGCGGCGTTTACGGCAATAGGAGGTGGGGCTACTGCTGGTCTCGCTGGGCTTGCAACCACAATTGGCGCTAACAGCGCCCTAGCGGGAGCTATTGGTTCTGGTTTAGCAACAACTGCCATTACCGGAGATCTCAAGAAAGGCCTCGCCTCTGGCCTCATGGGTTATGGCCTTGGTTCTGCTTTAGGTGCAGGCAAGGATGCAGCAAGCGGCATGACTGAAGCCACAGCAAATCTTGCCGATGCATCAGATGCCCTGCTTACAGGAACTGCGGATGCAACGACAGAAGCCATAAAGGCTGGGACAGCAATACCAACAGCGGGAACAAATCAGGCCTTGGGGGCTTTAACTGATAGAGTTGGATCTGCGGGTAAAAGCATTGCCGACATCAATGCAAGACAGGCTGGCTTGAGTTTTGCAGATAGAGTTGCTCAACCCTTTTCTAGTGACGGGTTGGCTGCTACAGGAAAAGGGCTGCTAACTAAGTCTGCGGCACTACCTCTTGCTATCGGCTCAGGTCTTCAAGGCCAAATAGAGATGGAAGAAGGCTACGAGCAGATGGCTCGGCAGACTGAAGCTGACCGGCAGGCAGAAGAGGATCGCGCCTATGATCTGCTAGGCACATCGTTGGATCTGGCTGGTACAGACTTTGGTATTGATACTTCTGGTATGGGCCGACAGTACGCTGCATATGACCCTACAAACTACGCACGGGCTGGTGGCATTGTTTCTCTGAACCCACAGGAGTATCAGCGCCAGTTAAGCGACCTTCAAAACCTCGGCAGAGCGCCAATACGCATGGACATGGGCGGCCCAACAGGCGGTTTTAATCAAGGCATGGGTGGAGGCGCTCGGTTTGGTTACGGCTCTGCCGCATCCAGACAGGCACAGCTAAGAGGCCCAGTGGCTAAGACCGCAGCAGAGCTAGAAGAGGTTGAATACAGGCCCGGATTCGGCCCTGAGATTGAGTATTTCAGAGAGCGCATTCCTGAGATAGATGATCCCAAGCCTGACACGGATACAGGCACCACTACCGACACAACCACAACTCCAGACTTTGATTTCTCAGACATGGTTACAGGCCAAGGTATTGCTCCGTTTATGTCTGAAAAAGACTATGACGCACTAGTTGCTCTTGCGACAACGCCCAGAAGAGGAAGGAGCGTAGGAAGCAAAAAGTATCAGGCAGCTAAAAAAGAATTTGCGGATTTAGGTCTGACCGGCAACAAAGAAGAAGACTTCATGAGGTTTGCTCCAAATATGCAGAACCTGTCTTTTGACTACACCAACGCTTATACGGGCATGCAAGAAGGCGGCACGGTGCCAAGCGCAGACCCTCTCATAGAGCAGACCATGATGGCTGTTATGGGTCAGCTTTCAGAAGAAGAGGCATCCGTTGTTATTGATCGGTTCTTGGATGAGTACGGAACAGAGGCTTTTCAGATGCTTAGAGAGCAAGTGCTTCAGAGTGTTCAGCCAAACGCTCAGACAGAAGGTCTAATTCAAGGTGAAGGCCGTGGTATGGATGACATGATCCCCGGCACTATCGGCGGTCAGCAGCCTGTAGC